TGATACTTACGCATAACTCAGTAGGCGGTATTAGAAGTGCATTAGATGCTACTGCTAAAAGAGAGTTAGGTATCCTTAGAAGGCTATCTAAAGGATTAGTAGATGTAGCTAGAAAAATTATAGCTATGAACTCTGTTTGGTTATCTGATGAAGAAGTTATAAGAATATCTGATGCTGAGTATGTAGCTATTAAAAGAGATGATTTAGCAGGTAATTTTGATTTAGATTTAACTGTTTCTACAGCAGAAGAAAATAACCAGAAAGCTAACGAATTATCATTTATGTTACAGACTATGGGTAATACTGTACCATTTGATATTACTAAAATATTACTTGTAGAAATAGCTGAGTTAAGGAAAATGCATAAGTTAGCACAAGCTTTAAAAGAGTTTGAACCTCAACCTGATCCTCTTGCACAAGAAAAAGCTATGCTAGAGATAGAACTACTTAAAGCTCAGATAACTAATGAACAAGCTAAAGCAGGTGAGAATGAAGTTGATATAGCTCTTAAACAGGCTAAGACTCATACTGAACTTGCTAAAGCTAGAAATGTTAGTTCTGATGCTGACATTAAAGATCTTAATTATATCGAACAGGGTAGTGGTATAGCACAAGATAGAGAATTGGAAAAACTAAGGTTCAAAAATAAAAAAGTTGACAAACAACAATAAAATATAGTAATAGTACTTATAAAGGAGATATAAAAATGGATAAAACTAAAGTTTTAAAGAATTTCGAGACAGAAGAAGCAAAATTAACTAAACACCTTGAAAGAGCTAAAGTAATGAGAAGACTTGTAGCTAATGAGGACTATAAGGAAATTATTGAAAATTTCTACCTTAAAGAATTTGCATCTGTACAAGCTAAGTTGCTTACAATGGTAGAAGATCCTCAAAAAATTACTGAAGAGTTAATAGCTATAAGTAGGTTTAATAACTTTGTTGAATCTGTACTTATTTTAGGTGCTGAAGCAGAAGTAGATTTACCTAGACTTGCAGAAGCAAAAATTGACATACTTAATGGGAAGTATGACGAGGTAGAATAATGAAATCAAATAAGGATGAAACTCTTACAGATACTGTAGAGACACAAATTCCTGATATATTGAGTATGAGTGACGAGGAGTACCTAGAATTTTTAGGTACTTCTCAAACTAATTCTAACATATCAGAAACTTCTAATGAAGACACAGAAGATGTAGAAGAAGTAGAAGAAAGTAATGAACAAGAAGAAACATATGAAGAAAGTGATACTGAATCTGATGAACTCAGCACTACAGAACTCACTGAAAAAGAAGGGGATACAGGTAAAAATGATACTATTGATCCTAATACCTCAGTAGAGAATACTCCTAACTATAAAGAAGCTTATGAGAAAATCTTTACTGAAATTAAGGCTAATGGTAAAACTTTTAAACCTAAAGACTCTGAAGAAGTTGTTAGATTAGTTCAGCAAGGACTAAACTACAATAAGAAGATGGCTGAAATAAAAGACATCAAGAAGATAGCTGAATCGGTGAAACAAGCTAAAATTGACACAGAACGATTGAACTTACTGATTGATGTTAATAATGGTAATCCTGAAGCTATCAAAAAATTACTAAAAGAGACTAAAATTGATGTTCTGGATTTAGACTTGGAAGAAGTAAACTATGTCCCTAACAGTAATATAGTTTCTGATGAAGCACTGTCTTTTCAGAGTGTAGTTGAAGAAATAGCTGAAACACCTCACTATACTAAGATAGTTGATGTACTTACTAAGCAGTGGGATCAGAAGAGTAAAGAGTTTTTTACATCTGATGCTACAGGCAATAATTTAATGATGTTTTATGAAGAAGTAGCTAACGGTAGATTTGATATTATAAACGAACGTATGGAAAGAGAAGCTTTACTAGGTTTTGATAGAAATGTTCCTGCTATTGATCGTTATAAGAAACATCTATTTGCTTACTTAGAAGAACAGAAAACCCTTAATAGTGGTGCTAAAGTTAATACAGAGACTGTTAAAGAAAAGGTACAGAAAAAACAAGTTGTAGACCCTACAATTAATAAAAGTAAAGCTTTACCTAACCCTAAAGGTGGTAAGGTACAAGAATTAAGTAAAAAAGCTGAGGATATTTTAAGTATGTCTGACGAGGAGTATTTAAAACTTAGTAAAAGATAATGGAGAAATGTATGAGCATTGAAAGAACTGGAATGGCTTACAATGAAGGTGGAGATACCTCTTCTATTGGGGCACAATTGGTAGATTACTACTACTACAAAAAACCTTTAATTGACAGATTTAAGCATACCTATTTTGGTCAGCTTAGTTCTACAGTTAATATGCCTAAACATATGGGCAAAACTATTAAGAGATACCATATCCTTAATATTATGGACGATAGGAACATCAATGACCAAGGTATTGATGCTCTTGGAAGAGAACTTAAAACTGATGAATTTACGGTTAAGTTCTATGGAAAAGTATTTACTTTTGCAGTAGAAGCTGATGCTACAGCAGCAGCAGCAGCAGTAAATGCAGTTGAAACTGGTGTAGCAGTTAAGACTGGTTCTGCTACTCCTTGGACAGTAACTCTGTCTAAAGATATACTAGATGAATATGCTACTACTGCTAAGGCAGAAGCTATAGAACTTGCTTTTAATGATAGGGTAAACCTTATTCAGAACAGTGGTAACTTCTATGCTGATAGTAGAGATGTTGGTACTATACTGAAAAAACTTTCTACTCTTACAGAGCATGGTGGTAGAGTCAACAGAGTTGGTGTTACCAGAATGGAAGTTGAAGGTAGCATAGAAAACTTTGGTTTCTATATGGAATACACAAAAGATTCTCTTCAGTTTGATACTGATGAAGAACTGCTTACTCATATAGTAAATGAAGCTGTACTTGCTGCTAACAAACAGGTAGAAGATTTACTTCAGTTAGACCTTATCAATGGTGCAGGTGTAATCGTTTATGGTGGTAATGCTACCTCTGAAGGAGAAATAACTGGTGCTACTGGATCTACTGCTAGCAAACTGACTTATGAACTTCTTGAGACAGCTAAAGAACTACTGGATGAAAACGAATGTCCTGATGATACTACTATTATAACAGGTAGTAGAATGATAGATACTAAAGTAATCAACAGTGCTAGGTATGTTGTTATAGGTAGTGCACTAGAAAAAGATCTTAAAAAGATGACTGATTATCATGGTGATAAAGCATTTATCGAAGTTCAGCACTATGCAGATGCAGGTACTATAGCTAACGGTGAAATAGGTTGTGTAGGTAACTTTAGATTTATCAAATACAAAAACATGATGGTTAAACAAGGTGCAGGAGCATTAGAAGGTACTAATGGTGGTTATAGGGCTACTGGTGGTAGATATGATATACATCATGCTCTAATCGTAGGTAACGATAGCTTTAATACTATCGGATTTCAGACTGATGGTAAGACTGTTAAAATGGAAGTAATCCATAAAAAACCCGGTGTAGCAACAGCAGGATTCTATGATCCTTACGGTAAGAAAGGGTTCTACTCTACTCAGTGGTGGTATGGTACTCTTATTAACAGACCTGAATGGATTTGCTTACTAAAAGTAGTAGCAAGTATATAATTATTAATGTAGGGAGTAGAAATACTCCCTACTATCTTAAAGGAGATATAAATGGAAGATACTAATAAAAATGAGCTTAAAGCTCTTAAATTAAAAGCTGATATGTTAGGTATAACGTATTCACCTAATATAGGAGTTGATAAACTCAGAGAAAAAATCAATGAAAAAATGGATAGTGTAAATTCTGGAATTAATGAAAGTCCATCTATCATACAAGAAAAACTGGATACAACTAAAAGAGCATTAAAACTTTGTAGAGTTATTGTTAGAAATAATAATCCTAGAGATCAGCATAAACAAGGAGTTACAATAACTGCTGCTAATGGTGCTATGAAATATAGAAAATTTGTATTATTTAATCATGCATACCATATACCTCAAATAATACTGAACTATTTAAAAGAGCAGAAGTATATTACTTATGTAGTTAAGAAGGTAAGTACTCCTTTAGGAACTATGGATACTAAAGAACCTGTTGAAAGACCTTTATACACCATAGAAGAATTACCTCCTATATCTGAACAAGAATTTAAACATATTAAACAAAGACAATCAGCTATGAGTGAAGAGTAATATTTATGTATTCAGTAGGTATAGATGACATAACTAAAAATACTTCAATAACTGACGGAAAAGTTATTGGTGAAGGTATTTTTGATAAATTAATGGAAACTGCTACTCTACATCTAAAAGCTCAATTTGATGAAGGTAG